TATCATAACAATGAATTTTATAAATATACTGAAAAAACATGTGAAAAATACAAATACGATTATTTACTATTTCAATTGCAAAAGTCTATTCATATCAATGATTATGTTTTATATAATATATTTTGCATAATTATGTTGTTACCTGTCTTATTTATCCGAGAATAAAATACATTTCAATCTTGATATATATATGTCAATGTTATCATTATCGATATATTTATCATAATGCAAAAACCATTTAAAAAATGATTGGAAATTAGTCATTTTTTTACTCTGAGAAATATATAATATGTTATCTTCATTGATAACGATTTTATCAATATCATAATCGTTATCTTTTAAAAATGTGTTATATATACAGCCAATATTTATTTGTGATTGTAGAATAAATTCCTTATTTCCAATAATTGGTGAATTATATAAAAAACAAGATGTAATAAAGAGATATTTATATCTTTCTGAAAGATCATATGCTATAAGTGATGCTAATGATCCACTTATTGAATGACCTGATATATAAAGATGTGCAACATTATTATTTTCAGATAATTTTGATATATGTTTGATGATACCATTTTTTATTTTTTCGTATTCTAAAAATATACCCTTGTGCACCTTTATTTTGCCATGAATTGATATTAGTTTATTATTGACATTCATGTCTAATTCACAGTAAGGACATATAAATATCAAATTATCGTTTTTCAATAGAAAACAGCTTGTTGTATTTTCTGATATGTAATGTATTTTATTATTAACAACAATTTGATGCAAATAACCAAGATTTGTATCTTTATCAATTTCATTCATGAAATCATGTGGAGTTTTATTTGCTAATTTGGACAATAACGCACATTTATAAAGATCATTAATAAAGATTTTATTCATAAATTTTATACAATATAGGTAAAAATTCTATATTTTATAGATAAAAAAAGATTTGATATTTAGTTACTGTAAGCAAGACCACCCATACCAGACATGATACGAAGGACGTTGTAATTTACAGCATATATAGATAAATTTCCAGAAACTTTGGAAGATACTGATAATACAGCAGTATCTATACGAGACATATTAAGGGTTCCAGAGGGTTGGTGTTCTTCGGGTTTAAGAGCGAATGAATATACATTGATACCAGAGTTCCATTTGGAAGGAGTATTTTCGTGATGTTGATAAGGTTGTACACTTGAGAAATAAGATCCATCACGTTCGGCCATACGATCATTTCCATTTAATTGTATTTTAGCCTTCATAACATGATTCATATACTGATCATCGGCATATTTATTCCATTTATCAATTGCGGTATCATCATTAGAACGAACAGTCCAGATAAGTTCTTTACAAGGATGATTGAAAGTCATTCTGGAACTCTTCATGTTATTAGAGTCAGTGCTTTCAGTTATGGTATCAGAGCCAGTAAATTGAAGTTGTTCAATAAGGTATTCGTGTGAAAGTTGAGCAAATCTTCTGCGTTCATCAGTGTCGAGGAATATGTAATCAACCCATAATGATACGTCAGATAATTCCGCAGCACCAGTAGAAATCTCAGATTTAGAAGCATAGGAAATATTGATTTTGACTTCATGATATTGAAGAGCAATAAGAGGAAGTGCTAAGCCAACGTTGCGACAGAACCAGAATTCAAGAGGAACATAAACTTCGTATTTTTTGCCAGTAGATAAAGTGGTGGAAGATAATTCTCCATCGATTCTGGAAGCACCGCCAACCATTTTTTCGTAACCATCTTTCTTACCTACAGGCATCGAAAGTTCATTCCAAATGTAAAGCCATTCAGAATAATGTTTGTCTATCTTTTGACCACCGATTTCTAATTCAATAGTTTTAAGTAATTTTTGACCGAAATATGGAACAAGTTCAATATCATTTTCAGAAGAATTTCCAACTTTAGCATTAAAGTAAATACGATTAATTAAATCACCGTTACGAGTGATAAGGACACTTACAGATGAACCGAAGTTATTATTTCCATTAAATGATTGTTCAATGGATTCCATGGCAAAATTAGTGTGTCTACGGTAAACAACTTTGAAAAAGGTAATTTGGGGATTACCAGTTAAATAAACATCTTGAGCGCCATAAGCGACTAATTGAAGAAGACCACCACCCATTTTATTGTTATATTCTTTATACTATAATAGAAGAAAAAAAAAGAGATATATTATTTTTATTATTAGTTGCTATAAGCAATACCACCCATGCCAGACATGATACGGAGAACATTGTAGTTGACGGTATAGACATTAAGATTTTTGTTATTAGCAGAAGAGTAATCTGATGAAACATTGAGATTAGCAGTATCTATGCGAGACATATTAAGGGTTCCCGAGGGTTGGTGTTCTTCAGGTTTAAGAGCAAATGAATACACATTGATACCAGCATTTGATGGAACATTTTCGTGATGTTGGAAAGGTTGAACAAGATTGAAATATAAACCATCACGTTGGGCAAAACGATCATTTCCATTAAGGACAAGTTTAGCGAAGTTGATGGGATTTTTGCTTGTGATACAATCAGCAGCAAGTTTTTCTAAAATCGCACTATCAGTTTTGTCGGTAACGACAATTTTTTTAGTTGCATCCGAAGCATCAGTTGTGTAATTCATCCAATTGTTATTGTCAGCATCGCCATCGGTTACAACCCATACAAGTTCTTTGCAAGGATGATTGAAATTAAGTTTAGCTTTCATTTCTTTTGAAGGTATCGATTCTTGACCAGTGAATTGAAGTTGTTCAATTAAATACTCATGGGAAAGTTGGGCAAAACGTCTGCGTTCATCAGTATCAAGGAAGACATAATCTACCCAAAGAGAAGCATTGAATCCACCAGTTAATGCAACAGCAGTATCACCTTTGCATTTATCACTTGTTTCGAAATTGATATTTATTTTAACTTCGTGATATTGAAGAGATATGAGAGGGAGAGCTAAACCAACATTGCGGCAGAACCAGAATTCAAGAGGAATATATAATTGAGATTCCATATCGGTTCCAGGTACACCACCAGTAGCACCTATCATATTGTAATAACCAGATCTCTTGGAAAGAGGGAGAGAAAGTTCATTCCAGATATACATCCAGTGAGAATAATGTTTATCAATCTTTTGACCACCAATTTCTATTTCAACATAGTTAATGAGGCGGAGACCATAGAATTTACATAAAGTATCTCCTGTTGCTCCCGACAAATCTACAGTGAGATAGACACGATTGATTAAATCACCATTTCTTGAAATAGTACTGGTTACTCTTTGACCATATCCGGGAGTTCCACTGAAAGTTTGTTCAATAGATTCTATCGCAAAATTGGTATGTCTACGATAAACAGCTTTGAAGAAGGTAATTTGAGGATTACCAGTTAAATAAACATCTTGAGCGCCATAGGCAACTAATTGAAGAAGACCACCGCCCATATTATTGCTATATTCTTTATACTATAATATAAGAAAAAAAAAGAGAGATATTAGATTTTTAGTTACTGTATGCAAGACCACCCATTCCAGACATGATACGGAGGACATTGTAATTTACAGCATATATATTAATAGTTCCGTTTTGTTGACCAGTTAAATAACCAGATTGAGTTTCCATGGATAACACGGCAGTATCGATACGAGACATATTAAGAGTTCCTGAGGGTTGGTGTTCTTCGGGTTTAAGAGCAAATGAATACACATTGATACCTCTGTTAGAAGGTATATTGGTGTGATGTTGATAAGGTTGAACATAATTGAAATATGAACCTTTGCGAACAGCGAAACGATCATTGCCATTAAGTTGTAATAGACAATTGGTTAAAGGATTTTTACCATCGATATCATTATAAGTATTTAGTTTTGTATCTGCTGTATTATCTTCAGTTATGACAATATTATCAGTAGTGGTATAATTGTACCAGCAATTGTAACCACTGTTTTTAGATACCCATATAAGCTCCTTGCAAGGGTGATTGAAGTTAAGTTTGTATCTATTGTTTCCACTTGATGAAATATTTTCTTGACCAGTGAATTGTAATTGTTCGATTAAATACTCGTGGGAAAGTTGAGCAAAACGTCTGCGTTCATCAGTATCAAGGAATATGTAATCAATCCATAATGATGCATCTAAATTTGCACTAATGCTAGTAGCATTGGAATAATGAACACAATTAGCCATAGTATCGAATAATATTTTGAATTTAACTTCATGATATTGAAGAGCTATAAGGGGAAGAGCTAAACCAACATTGCGACAGAACCAGAATTCAAGAGGGATGTATAACATAGTTGTATCAACGGCGCTAAGATCATCACCATTAGCACCAACCATATTTTCATATCCTTGTTTCTTACCCATAGGAAGGGAAAGTTCGTTCCAGATATACATCCAATCAGAATAATGTTTATCTATTTGTTGTCCACCAATTTCAACAACAACCTCTTTTAGTAAACGAAGACCATAGTAATTAACATATCGAGGGTCTGCACCATCTGTTACTGCAGTTCCTTTATATTCGGGTATTTTAGGGACATTAACTTGGAGATAAGCTCTATTGATTAAATCACCATTACGGGAAACTGTAACTGATATTTGAGATCCATAATTAGAAATTCCATTGAAAGTTTGTTGGATAGATTCTATCGCAAAATTGGTATGTCTACGGTAAACAACTTTGAAAAAGGTAATTTGAGGATTACCAGTTAAATAAACATCTTGAGCGCCATAAGCGACTAATTGAAGAAGACCACCACCCATTTTATTGTTATATTCTTTATACTATAATAGAAGAAAAAAAAAGAGAAATATTGTTTTCATATTACTTAAGAATGTATTTGTAAATATTATTTATAAATTAATGTTTAAAGAAAAGACTTCAAAGAAACGAATACATGTTTCGGAAAATGATAAAAAACTTTTTACATTAGATGTTATGCATAGTAAAATGATTGAAAAATTTCAACAACACAACGATGAATTACATGCACAACAAATATATTTAAATGAAATGAAAAATAATCAAAAAGAAATAGAATGTTATATTTTGAATACCGATTGTGAAGATGAAAATTATACTGAAATATGGGGATCTAATATTTATTTAAAGGAGAAAATACAAAATACTGAAAAACATATCAAAAAAATAAAAGATTCTAATAATGAATTGGAATATTATACTGATACAAGTGATATTTTATTTAATTACTATGACTTGATTGAAAAACAATCTAAAAAAAAGCAAATTAAACAAATTATTAAACCAACTAATAAAACTATATTAGATGCCCTTAACAATATTAATACAACTGATAAAGAAATTACTGAAAATTGTAATTTAGAAACTGATGTTAAAATAAAAGATAAAAGTGATTTAGTTGATGAATATTTAAATATTACAAATAAAAATTATATCAAAAAAACTGATCATAACGAGTTAGAAAATTGTAAAATATGCAAGGAACCAATGACTTGTTTTCAACACGAAGCTATTATTATTTGTGAAAAATGTGGTTTCCAAGAATTACTTCTTGTTGAACAAAATAGACCTATTTTAAAACAGAATATAAAAGATACATCTCATTTTAGTTACAAAAGAATAAATCATTTTCGTGAATGGTGCAACCAAGTACAGGGAAAAGAAAGTACAGATATTCCTAACGAAATATTTGAGAAAATTTTGAATGAGATTAAAAAAGAAAAAATAACCAATACGAAAAAAATTACTTATTCCAAAATGAGAGAAATATTGAAAAGACTTCGTATTAATAAATATTATGAACATATCAATTACATTATTAATCGTATTAATGGTATTCCTACACCGCATTTTTCTGCCGAATTGGAAGAAAAATTATTTATTATGTTCCGAGATATACAAGGTCCTTTTTTGAAACATTGTCCCAAAGATCGAAAAAATTTCTTATCATATAGTTATGTTTTGTATAAGTTTTTTCAAATATTAGGTCTGAATGAATATCTTAGCTATTTTCCATTATTGAAAAGTAGAGAAAAATTATATGTTCAAGATCAAATATGGAAAAAGATTTGTGAAGACTTAAATTATGAATTTCATCCTTCTCCATTGTTATAATTTAAATTCACGGGAAACCCATTAATTTAAATCCTACACCTAAACCAGTTCCCTGTCTGGCACCACTTGATATGGCAGGGGCAAGAATGTCTAAAATCGAAAATACAGCAGCGGCTGTTAATGCAATTATCATTATTTCTTGCGCAGATGGTTGAGGGTTGGTTATGAAATATGTTACTAAACCAACTGATAAACCTTCAAGTAAGTATTTTATTAATCTTACAATCGCTTCATTTATATCTAATGAATACTCCATGATATCTAATATATTTCTTATATTATTATGAGAGATTTTTTTTATCAAAAACTATATAAGATTTTGAACATTTATTTTTATAAATAAGGAAATGCAAACTGTTTCTGTTAAAGAACATGATTATTTAGAAGAAGATAAACAAATTAGAGGACAAAATTATTGTCTACTCTCTTTTATTAGTCCCGAAGATGTTATTGTTAACAAAGAATCATATTTCTTTTCAAAATTTCTTGATAAATTTGGCAAAGATATGAACACATTATTCGATGGTCTTAAATCCAAATTTCCAGACTCGCATGATATGATAGAAACTATTAAAAATAATCACAACTATATACTCGATCCTGAGGAAATGAATAGTCAATACAACTTTTTCAAATCTGTTAATTCTTCTGATATTGAAGCAGATTATCATAGAGATAATAATTTCCAAACTACTATGAGAGGTCTTAAAGTCAGAGGTGTATTTGATACTATTGAAGAAGCTAAAAATAGATCAGAATTCCTTAAAAAAATTGATGATAAATTTGATATTTTTATTGGTCAAGTTGGTTGCTGGTGTCCTTGGTCTCCTAATCCAAGTGATCTTGAAAATCAAGAATATGGCGAAACACAACTTAATACTTTAATGAAGAAATATAAGGAAAATATGGAAAGTAAAGATGAAGTTTTTGAACAAAGAAAACAAGAAGCTATCAAATCCACATCAACAAAGTCTGATGTTGATGATATTTCTGCACAAATGGAAAAGACAGATCCATGGAGTGAACGTCAAAATGTTGAAAACGAAGTTCTATGAATTTAAATAAGTATTATTTTTCTATATTTTTAATATAAAAGATGAAAAGCTTTGCAATATTCCTTTTATTTATTGGCACAATTCTTGTTCTTCAAGGGTATTACAGTCAATCCCATGATAGTTCTAATTTACAAAAAACTAAAATA